GACTGCACGTCAGGCGGGTGCGCGCCCGGCGCCGGTGCCGCTGGGCCGGCGCCTGGAATCGCCGTGCCTGATACCTCACCTATGGTCCTATCAGCAGCTTCGCGCGCGCCGGCGGCTTCCTCCTTAACTGACCTGACCAATTCCTGGATGGCTTTGTCTGAGAGCTTTTCGTTGAACAACTCGCGTATGTGCGCTCTTTTGTCCTTATCGGTTCCACCGCGGGCCGCCAGCTGATCGTATGCGCTGTTCACGGCCTGCAGTTTGGTCTTGAGACGCAATAATTTCGGATCGGAAAGCTGCGCTTCGCTGGCCTGCAATATGCCGTTTAGTGTCAAGCTGGTGCCGCGTGGCAGACCCTTGGAGGCTTCCAACAACTGATCCCCAAAAGTGTCCAGTTCGTTCGACGCGAGAGACACCTTGCCTATCTGAGCGCCTGCAGTGCTTGCCGCCTTGGTCTCTGCCGCAAGCTTCAACTTGCCGCTCTTGAGGCCCTCGGCGATACCGTTGGCATCCAACTCAGGATGCTCCTTCATCAGGCCATCGAGGGTCGATTTGATCTGCTTTTGCGACCGCAGCCCCGCCGGCAGGCTCACATTCTTGTCCGCCATGGCCGCGAGCAGCGAAGACTCTTGCTCGGTGAACTCGCCTTCCTTAGCCTTGGCGAGAGCCGCGTCCAAACCGTTGCGCTGGCGCTGATCGGCGTCCGTGATGCGTGCAATCGTCGCATCCATCGTCTCCACGCGCCGCCAGATGCCATCGATCGACTTCTGCTCAGCCTCCGCGCGCACATCGTCGCGCCCGTACTTCGCCGCCGCGACTTTGATCTGCGTGAGCATGTCGTTGATAGAAAGCCGCTTGTTTTGCAGGATATCCTCGAATTCCTTCTGCTCCGCGGCGCTCTTGGCTTGCGCTTCCTTGAATTTCGTCTGGTAGTCCTTGTAATCGCGCTCCGCGGCCTCTTTGTTGCCCTCCATGTACCCCTTCAAGGCGCCATTGAGCGATGCGGAGGCCCCCATCCAGTTGCCTTTGGACGCTATGCCGCCGATCAACGCCATCGCGATCAAACCCATCGAGAGTTGCTGGTATTCCTTCGCATCAACCGGGGGTTTTGGCTGATACTCAGGCAGCGGCGTCGGTTTCGGGGGCTGAATACCCGATAGACCGCTGATTTCCTTGTTGACGGCCGATTCCATGGGCGCGAGTTCCGCATTCGCCGCGGCGCCGGTCTTCTCTCGCTGTGTATCGAGCGCGGCCTGGCGCTCGGTCGCAGTTTTCACATCCTGCGTGCGATCTTGGAAGAGATTTTCTGCCGGCGTTGCCATTTACGAGCCTGCGTTGAGCGGACCGGCGCCGCTTCCCTGGCCCGGTAGCTTCTGGCCAGTCTGCAGCAGCAGTGCCATCTCAGCGGTCTGCGCCGCGAGCTGCTGCGCCTGCTCGGACTGCTGCAACTGAGTCGATCCGATGGAAGTCAGCGTGGAATCGCCGCCAGATAGAGCGGAGAGCGCCGCGCTGACGTTCTGCTGCTGCGCCTGAGCATAGAGTTGCTGACGGTTCAGGTTCGCTTTCTGCGTCATGGCAGCGATTTGCTGCTGCACGATCCCGGAGTTCTGGCCGCCTTCGCCGGAACTCGCCGCGGCCTGCATGATGGCCTGCGTCTGCTGTTTGATCTCGTCATCGACCGTGGCGTCGATCGATGCTTTCTGGCTCGCCCACTCAGGCGTTGCCGTACCGCCAGACTGCACCACTGGGAGTGCCTGGGCCGAGAGCGCCGCGGCGTTGGCCTGGGCGGCTTTATCCGCCCCCGGCAAGCCTGGCTGAGTGAGCGCGTTCTTCGCGGAGAGGCCCAGTAGCCCGGCGGTTGCCGCGTTCTTCGGGTTGGATAGCCACTTTCCCAACTCGCTCGCCTTGTCTCCGACTTGATCCCCCAAACTCTCCGGCGCAACGCTAGGCATGTCTGGCGTGCCGCCAATGCTGGACGGGTCGAATGCACCGGTGTCTCCGGCTGTGAGCGCCGGATTCGTAGTGCCAGCCGGAGTGATGCCCAGTGACTGCATGGCATCTGGCGAGAGCGCCTGAACGCTGGAATCGCCAGTGGCAGGCAGGAACCCGCCACCCGTATCTCCGGGAGACGGGGCAATATCGCTGGGCGGCGCCTGATCTGCCGGCTGCGCCTGCGCACCCTCCGGACCATTGACGCCCACTTGCTGCGATCCTGGTACGCCGCTACCTCCACCGCCCGCGCCGGCGGCAGCCAGGCCAGATGCCGCGATGGGGGCGAGTGCAGATGAACCGCCGGCCGCCGCCGGAGCCGCGCCGGTGACGGTCAGTTCCGGAATGGCGCCAGACGCTAGAGATGAGGTGGCAGCGCCAGCACCGCCCGCCCCAGCCGCTTCCCCAGCAAGGCCAGCTGTGGTGTCTGCGGCGGATAGGCCGCCGGCAGTGGTCGCAAGATCCGCTGTCGCATCACCGACCCCAGCCGCCAGACCAGCATCGGCACCAGCGTCTGCTATTCCTGCGGTCAATGCTCCAGCGCCGCCGGCAACTCCAGCATCCGCCAATCCGCCAGCAGCGGCCTCTGTCGCTCCCTTCCCGGCTTCGGCTTCGCCAGCATCTTTTGCCCCTTCCGCGGCGGCTCCGCCAGCACTGACGCCCATATTAGAGTTCCTTCATCGTGTTGTATCCAATGACCTTGTAGCCGCAGTGCTCGAACAGTTTGGTCGTGCGCTCAATGTCCTCGACGCCGGTCTGCCCAAGGCCGACGCGCTTTGCACCCATGGTCCTGGCCCATTTCTCGAAGTCCAGGAGCAGCGCGATCGCCGTGCGCCCGCCGCGCGCCTCTTTGCGCACCCACCAGCCAAGGTCATTGGCCACTAGGTAATCCGCGAAAAATACTCGGTGCACGTAACCGTAAAAGGCCCCCAGGACCACGCCATCACGCACGGCTATCCGGAAATACCGGTCAGGACTCTTGTCGGTTCCGGCCCACAGCAATTGCTTGGCCAGTTTCTCTTCATCGAACGGCGCGTTCGCGTAGATAGAGTGGGCGTGGATCTGGTGGCCTAAGTCCATCGTGCTGTCGAGATACGCGAGCGCGAACGGAATTACCTGAATGCGCTTCGATTCGATATGCTGCAGCAGGCTCACGTTCGCGCTCACAGCAGCTTCCCCATGCTGATTTCATCCGTCGCGTAGCCTTTGGCCGCCAGAATGCGCTGCAGATCGTTGGAGAGCTTCACGTGCCAAGATATCTTGCGCGCGCCAAGAGCCTTCAGCGTGCGTTCTGATTCGCGGATGAGCGCTAGACCAGTGCGGCTCTTGCGGTGTGTCATTCTCACGAAAATTACGTCATTCATTGCAAACACAGTGCTCTGGTAGTGCGGGTGTCGAATCAGGATGAACACCGAGTAGCCAATAAGCTCGCCATCGAGTCGCGCGGTCAGCCAAACCAGCTTCTTTTGCGCCTCCATCTTTCGATAGAAGTCATAGTCCACATCAAGTGTAATCTCATCCTGATAGTTGGCGATCTCGCGCCACTGCTCGTAAAGGAGCGGCTTAACTTCCTCAAACAGCGCGTCTGAGCAGTACTCGCGAGCGATCAGAAGCTTAGGTTTTAGAACTGCGCTCATGACAATCCCAGTGAGGCTTGCTCAAAATCGTGCATTTGCTGGTGCACGTACATCCAATCGTAAAATTGCTCCTGATCCCCAAAATCCACTACCGAAAGATCAGGCGCTGTGGTAGGAGTTTGCCCCAAAAGGACGTAATTAGCGACGTGGATGTCCGCGTGCACCTGAAGCCAGTTTCGAAGCGCCGGCGGCGGCGTGGTCCCTGCCTTAGCGTCTTTCATCAATTTCAGCCATTCGGTGTCGGCGTTAGAGTCAAATATGCCGAAACTGGACGCCGCGACGTTGAATTTTGCGGTCAGGGCCGTGGCGGTCTGATCGTGGATGAAGCGGTGCACCAGGAAGAAATTTTTCATGCCTGAATCATCGCCAAAGCTCGTGGTCGCTGATAGGTCAATGATCATTGCATCATGTCCCGCTCGGTCTTGCCGCGCAGAGCCAGCATCTCCAGAAGCGTCAACGGCGAAGCGCCCACGCCCGCGGCGCCTGCCACGGTAAGGCCAAGGTACTGGCTGCCGCCCTCGTTGCCGATGGTGACTTGGAAGTTGTAGCCATCCACAGGCGGCCCGGAAATGGCGTTGGCGACCGATGTACCAAGTTCCGTGTCGACGTTCACGGTGATATTACCGCCAGCGATCGCGCCGCTTGGCCACTGCCCTCCCACCGCCGCGTTGATCGATTGCTTCTCGCGCGTCGGCGAGCCTCCGTCCCAGAACTTGGTTTTAACGAGCCACGCGGAAAGCGATCCGAGGCTGAAGAGTTCATACAGCTGCGCGCCTTCGCTCGGCACATTCGCCCGCCAGCCAAACGCGATAGACACGCCATTGATCGGCATACTCGTAATGGCCGTGGTGATAAGTCCTGGAGTGGGGTTCGGATATGTGGCGAACCACCACTTGCCGCGAAAGTACAGCAGCAGAATCGGGCGCTGCACGTTCACTTGCGTAAAATTGTCGACGAAGCTTACCTGCATGCCCGCGCATATTTCTCCCTGCACCTGCACGGTAAAGCCGAAGGCCTGGCCGGTGTTAGGCAACGCGATCAACTTAGAAATCTTCTCAGAAATCTTCTCTGGCGTCGCTCCCGCGAGCAGGTACACGCCGGATGAGTGATAGAACAGGATCGCTCGATAGTAAGCGGTGACCGATGCCGGGAAGATGGTTCCGACCGTGCCGGTCACGTTGATGCGCGAGAAGGATGTGACTCCGTTGCTGACAGTCACGTTCGAGAGCGCATCGATCGAGCTTTGGCCGAAGATGTACAGGTAATTATTCGCGGCGTAGAGCACCGTGATGTTGCCGACCAGGTAGGAATCGGAAATGAAGAAGGACCCGCCCGTGCCGCCGAAGGAGTTGTATGAATCGATATCGGTGAAGAACACCGTGCGATTGCTGCTGATCCAGACGCGCCCCTGGTAGGTCGCGACCGATTGACCGCCAATCACGCCGCTCGAGGTCACATCCCAAGTGTCTACCGGCACCGCGGTGGATGTTTGATCAACCACCGTCGTAGTGCCGGTGTAGCCCCTGCCGATGGTCAGAATGTTGAGCGCCGTCGCCTGAATGTGATCCGTTACCGTGAATCCTGAGCCGCTTCCTGTCGTGGTACTAACAGACCCGCTTGGGCCAACCGGCGTCAGAGGCCCGGTAGAGCCAGGATACGAGCCTCCAGTGGCCAGTGTGATACCGGTCACATTTCCGCCGCCGCCGACCGAAGCGACGATGATCTGCGCCGGCGTAGTTGGATTATTGTCGGTCAGATATACCGAATCACCGACCGCATAGCCGGTCCCGGCAGTCGCGATGGTCGCATTGATGACCTGATACACGGCTTGAAACGTGGCCCCGGTTCCGGTACCGGTCACCACTTGCGCCAACTGCGTGTTTCCAGCCACCACTCCTGCCAAGCCAACCAACGTTGCGAACGCGGCGGTGTTGTTCTGCGGAGTTAGCGTGTTCGGCGTGGTGATTCCGTAGTCCCAGTAGCCCGTTGGATCAATTATCAGAATCCCTTGATTGTTGTAAGGCGTCGCGTAAGTCTTTCCTGAAGTAAGTCCGGTTATGATGGGCGCCGAAGTGGCCCCGCCGGTGGGCACGGTCACGATGTAACCGTTGCCAGTCGCCTCAAACACGACAAACACGAAATTTCCGGCCGATGTAGCGAAAGACATCGTGTAGGATGGAATGTTGGTTTCAGTGGGTATGTGCACACCGAGCTGGGTAGCGCCAGGCACCGGATAGGCCTGGGCCGCCGCCACTGGGATGATGTTCTCAGCCCAAAAAAACTCGTTATCGTTGATGGCCTCGCGACCTTCCAGCAAATTCACTCCCATGAATTCGCGAAGGACGAACTCTGGGTTCTCGCCTCCTACATTACTGCCGCGCGCCACGACTCATCCCTGGTACACGTCCGGCAAGCGACCGGTGTACACGCTCACCACCTCGCGCACGCGCCGCTGATACTCCTCGAGCTTCTTCTCGGCCTCGCCGTAGCTTTGCGCATTCGATTTCGCGAGATACGCCGCATAGAACTTGATCGGGTCCTGGCACATCGGCGGGATGTTATCGATGGTCGTGGTGTCTCCGACCGCAAAGGGCGTCGGCAGAACCACGGAGTCCACCTCGATAGCGTAGGTCTGATCCGGCGTCGGACCGATGAAAATGGCGTTATCGCCGTACACCGCCCATGACACCGGCTGACGCTGATAGCTTGCCGCGGTGAAGGGGCGAAACCAGGCTGAGAAAACCCTGAAGGGGTACCAGGTGAGCGTGTAGCGCTCGGTGCCCCACAGCAGATGGATCCCTAAAATGTCGTAGGTGTTGACGTTGATGACGCCAACTTGCACCGTCGCGCCGACGCCGGGCCCGCCGTCTGCAACCACAGCGGCAGGAGCACTAGAGTAGCCGCTACCAAAGTTTGAGAATGAAATAGTGTTGACCGCACCGCCACTCTGGGCCAAGGTCGCGGCTACACCAGTGCCCCCGCCTCCTGTGAAACTGACCGATGGCGACGTGTAGCCGCTCCCCGGTGTGAGGATCGTCCCGCCGGTGACTTGACCAAACTGATATTGCTCCACTCCGCCGGTGACAAACGTGTTTTGCAGCGTGCGAAGACAGCCCGTATCCATGACCAGCTGCTTGCGAGCCTCGTTGATGTACCCATCGATCTGCGGTTCGGTCCAGCGATTGCCGTTCGGGTCGTGGAGTTGATCGTAGACCTGATACTCATAGGTGCCGGGCGTCGTGGAAGGGCCAAGGGTTGTCACTTACCACTTCAGGCGGCTTGCGGCTTCTCGATCGCCTTGGCGAGCGAGGATTTAGAGACCATCACCGCCTCATCGAACACGAAATTCGCAAGCTTATTGACGCCTTCCTTGTTCTCGACGAAGTTTTTCACATCTCCGTCGTACACCATGGCCCAGCCTAAGCGTACCAGCACCTCGCTCGTGTCGTTTAGGTTCCAACCGAACATGTGGGTCGCGGCGGGCTTGGAGATAAAGACTTTCTCGCCGGGCTCGAATACGAAATCCTCGCCATCGTAGCGATCGAAGTGAACGAAATCGTTCTTGTTCGTTACAAAAATGCCATCCATAGGTCAACTCCGGATGTGTGGGGGAAAATTCTAGTGTCTGCGGCCGACGCCGCGATCGCGACGGCCTTCCAATTTCTTCATCATGTCCAAAAACTCCTGTTTTGTACCATGAACCGGCGGTGGAACTCGGCGACCGATCACTTCCACCGCCTTTTTCATCAGAAGGTCTGCAGCTTCACAATGTCCGTCGCTCCGCCCATGACCGGGGTCTGCACGGCCACCGTGCCGACCGTGCCGGCTGCCAGCTGCGTGCCGATCGCGATGGTGGGAGCCACTTGGAAGTTCACGCCACCGAAGCCGTTTCCAGAGAGGGTGGTGACGCCCGTGGTCGGAGCAACGACTAGCGGCGGATACACCGGATTTGAGATCTTCTGCGTGTAGCTGGTCGAGGTATTGGCCGCAGGTGTCGCGACTAGTACGCCACCCTGCAACACGGCGAACGCGTTGGTGTAGGTGACGCCCGGAGTCGTGTTGGTGATGGACGTGATCGTCCAATCCATAATAGAGACCGCAGTCGGAGCAGGATTGCTCGTGCCGCCGTAGGTGAACGTCGGGGCCGCGGTCACTGCCGTGCCGCTGTAGTACGGCCACATCGCCAAGACAGACCCTGATCCTGTGCCAGCGCCCAATCCTGCCGTGCCGGTCGCGCCAAAGAGCCATCCGAGCACCGCTCCGCCGCCGGTGGTATCGCCGGGCTGAGGAACGACGTTGATTCCTGGAAGCGAGATCAAGCCCGCGCCCTGGTCTATGACCGTGACAGAGTTGATCACGCCGCCGGAGATCGTGCATACCGCGCTCGGCAGCACGTAGGGCTGGTTTCCCTGATTGAGCGGGGGCGTGAAGACAATCAGAGGCGCCTTGGTGTAGTTGGTGCCGCCGCTCGCCGTGATGCCGCCAGCCGCTGACCCTTGACCGAACGCATTCAATGATTGGCCGACGCCGGAGGGGTTTTGGCTCGAGAGATTGCCATTGAAAACCGTTCCGGTGATGCTGATCGTCGCACTCACCGCGCCGCCGACGATGGCATTCCATAGGCTGCCGCCGGCGGAAGGCGTGATCGTGAAGATAGAATTGCCGATGGTGGTCGCGCCATTCTGGATGACGATCTGTCCGCCCTGTCCGGCGCCGTACTGTGAGTAGCCGTAAAAGCCGTTGGTGCCGCCGGAACCCGCGCCCGTGATCACGGCTCCGACAACTCCGCCGGTGGAGTTGGTCACGCGGAAGTTCGCGCCATCGGATGAAATAGTGATCATGGCGTATGGCGTCACATCGACGTTCTGCCAGTAGTTCATCCCATCGTCGTACATCTGCAGGGTCGTGTACTGACCCAACTGCAGGAAATACTGACCGGAGAGCGGGTTGTTTGTGCCGATCTGCGGAGTGGAGATCCCGCCAAAAGCGCCGATGATACCCTGACCCGCAGGAAGTGTGAAACTGCTACCCGCCGGAACCGCGATGGGCAGGATCGGGTTGTTGTTGCCCTGACCGGAAATATCCATGAAACCCATGTGCTAACTCCTCAGATCGCAACAAACGTGAAGCCGGTCACCACCGTGCAGACTTTCGGCTTCGCCAAGACCAGCTCGAGCAGCGAGAGTACCGCGCCGATGTAGCCGATCTGGAAATTGGAGAGCGTTGACTCGAAGCCGGTGAAGGCAAAAGCGGCGCGCTCGTGGATGTAGAACGCCAAGTAGCCGGTGTTCAAGAGATACAGCGTGCCTTCCGGCACGTACGGATCCATGTAGATAGGCACGCCGGAGACCATGCAGGCCCGAAACGCCGAGCGCGCGCCCCAGGGCTCATCATCAAAGCCTTTTTCCGGGGTAACGACGAAGGACTCGTTGCCCAAATAGTCATTCTGCAGGGTCTGCCAGGTCGCCGGCCCCATGATGCCGAAGGTCGGCAGCTCGCCGCCGTACTTGAAAGTCCCGGTGATGTACTGAGCGACCGTGGCCCGCGTCGGATTGCCGGCCGCCGTGTAGCGCTTGGCTTTAAGCCAGGGATTCGTGGTGCGGCTCTGGTTGCCGTAGTTCACCGAGTTGGTGCCATCATCGACCGCCGCCGGTAGTCCGATGAGCTGCGAGGTGTTGGACACGTTGTTCAATAGCGCGGTCGCCACGCCATCGCAATACACGTTGCCGGCATCGTTCATGCGCGCCGCGAGCAACGGGATGATCTCGTGCGCGTCTTGGATCAAGCCCTCGAACCCAAGATAGGGGATCGGGATGACCGCGCCCTTCAAGTTGAATTCAAGGTTCGTGACCGCGGGCTGCACCGCCGGCTGGTTGAAGGAGCCGTCGTAGCCGACCCACTGCATGTTCACGAACTGCGCGCCTTGCGCCGGTATCGTGACCGATGAGACACCGCCGGTGGCCGGCTGGGAGTTCGCGATCAACGCGGCCGCCAAGGGCGAGGTGTTGTACAGCTGCACGACGAGCTTCTTGACGAAGGCTCGGCGAACGACATACTGCAGTTCTTGCCCGAGGGAATTGACGCCGCCTGCGGGAAATACACCAGTACCTAAAATCGGCATGACCGGAAACTCCTAAAAAGTTTTCTGGGCAGCGCCGGTCAAACACCCCCAAAAACGTTTGAAACGCTAGTGCGCCTTCGCGCCTCCCAATCCTGGAACCTTGCCCGAAGAAATTTCGTTCCAGGCCTCGAATGCCTGATTCATGGCGATCTTATCGAGCGCCGCGCGATTGCCTAAGCCCTTGCCCCAGACATCCTTCTCCGGCATGTCGTAGATGGGCGGTGAGAAGGTCGCCGGTGTCGGCGTCGGTGATTGGCGCGAGGCGAGATACACGCGCGCCGCCGCATCGTGCGTCCAGTTCACTTCCTTATCATCGACCATCATCTGTTCGACCGCGGTGACATCGGTGTCCGACAGTCGATACTTATCCTTGATCGCTTGGCGGCGCTCGCGCACGTTGTCGCGCGCGTCTCGCTCCATGATCTTGCGCTCAAGCTTCAGGCGCTCCTCGCGTTCGGCATTGATCTCCGCGCGCACCTGCTGCTTGGCGTCGTACTCAGGAATCGAGGTGGAAGGCGCCATCTTCTTGATGGCCGCCTGCATGATCTCGCGAGTCTCTGGATTTTTCGCAAGCTGGCGCAACAGAGCCGCATCGCCTTCGGTGCCCTTGGCGTGCGCGAGCAGTTGATCGACGGTCAAGTCTTCGAGGTTTGGCATGGCCTAGTTCCGCCCGCCGCCTGGCTTTGAGATGGTCAAGGGGTTCTTTTGCGCGATGCGCGCCGGCTTGTCGAGGCCGCCGTGTTCGGCGTAGCGCGGCGGGTTGATGATCTGGCCGTTGTCCTTTTCCGGATCGGTGGGCTTGCGAAGTCCGGAGGTCGAAGGTTCAAGATATCGTGCGGGCATGATCGTTCCTTAAGGCGCCGGAGCCGGTTGCTGTTTCGCTTGAGCCATCTGTTTCATGATCTGCTGTTGGACCGCGGTGCCGCCGCCCATCTGGGGAAGCCTTCGCACCATTTGTAGGATTTCTGCCGGAACCAAGTCGGAAGTGTCCTTCTTCGCGACCATAGATGCAAGTATGTTCAAGGCCTTGATGACTTTCGCGCCCTCGGCTGACTCTGAGCCGAATGCCGGCAAGGCTTCCTCGAGCATGTTCACCGCGATGTGAATGTTGGTCTGCGCGGCGGCTTTGAGTCCGCGCTTATCTTGCGGCGTGGACATGGGACCTGCGGCTGGCGATTGGCCGGGAGGTTTCGCGCCGGGCGCTTGCGCGGCGGCGGCGGCCGGTCCGCCAGGGCCCGGCATGGCGGAAGGCGGTTGTGCGCTACCGGGGGGCGCAGCACCGGCGCCGGGCGGGGAGCCTCCCCCGCCGCCCGACATCATTTGCTGTAGCAGCTCCGGCGGGACTGACATCAGACCCTGCGAGGCGTTCTTTTACCGCCGCGCACTTTCATGCCACGACGGGTGAGGGGTAACGGCATAAATTACCGCTTGTGACGACGACGATGACGAGCCATGC